TTGAGATCGATGGCAGCGTTCGCGCCGTCAATGTTGATCTCCGCCTGGGATACTCTGGTCTCGATGCCCGTGACATCGTTCCGGAGTTGGGTCACGGTGGACACGTCCGCCTTGAGGTCAATGGTGCCCTCCAGGCCGTCCACCTTGATCTCCGCGTTGGAGACGCGCTTGACCACGCCCTCCATGTCATCGGCCAGCTTGTGCACCTGATCCGCTCCGGCCTTGAGATCGATCTGGGCCTGCTGGCCGTCGATCAGGATCTCCGCGCTGGTGAGACGCTGCTCCAGGGCAGTGGTGTAGGTGCTGTCCGCTTTCAGTTTGATCTGCGCATTGACCTCATCCAGACTGATCTCGACGTTGTTGATCTTCGAATACGCGGCCGTGGCCTCTTTGTAGGTCTTTTTCAGCTGCGTATTCTGGTTTCTGACGGATTTCTTGGTCTCGGATGCGACGGACTCGGTGCGCTCCACCGTCTGCCGCATCTCTTTGTACTTGTCCGTGACCAGGCGCTTGGTGGTGCTTAAGGAAAGCTTGACGCGCTCCGGCTGGCCCATGAGATCCTGGTAATTGGCTGCCACGATCTGCTCGTGCCAGGTCCCGCCCAGATCCACGAGGGCCACCCGGCACACATTGCCCAGGATCAGCTGATCCATGCCCATGCCGGTATACCTGGCCAGCTCCAGGGCAGAGATCTCAATCTGCACCGTCGGATGATTGTACAGGTTGAAATACTTCTGAGCGTACGCCTGGGGATTCTCCACCGCGGAGTCGATGCTTTCTGTCTTGGTGACAATCCCATACAGCGCCTGTGCGGCCGTGTCGTCATACGTCTGGTATATGGTCTCCGTGGTGTCATTGCCATCCTCGTCGGATGTGTGGACATCCACGCCCAGCACCAGGCGCGTGCACAGATCCGCGTCGTCCAGGGTGATCGTGATCGTCTCGATGTTCCTGGAAAGCCGGCACTCGCAGACCGGCACCGCCGGCCTGGCCACGAGATTGATTTCCCAGGGAAACACGTCCATGTTGTAGGTGAGCATGTACCCGGGCTCGTGCTCCAGGAGCGCATTGAGGCAGTCCCGGATGCTGGTGTAGCTCGTGGCCGCGGTATACGTGGCCATGTCCTCACAGGTGCCCAGTGTCCAGCAGGGCACGCCGTTTATGGTGGCCACCTGATAGCTGAGCAGCTGCTGCAGTACCTGGGAAACGGATCCAGTAATCTCCTGGTCCGTGGTGACAATGGCATCGCTGAGCACGTCCAGGCCGTGGCTGAGACTGAGCTGCACCTTGGAGTAAGGCGTTTTCGAAGTGGCCGTCACGCGGAAATATCCCGCGGATCCGTAAGGCGTGAAGATCTCCACCCAGTCGTGGATCCCGGCCTCCTCGTCCGGATTGAGGACGATCGTGGCCGTGCTCACGCCGTTGAGCTCCAGCTGCAGCGGCATGCTCACAGGATGGAGCAGGCTTTTCGTGGAAAGGTCAGGGTTGCACAGCCGAGGAAACGGTACCGTCACAGCCATAACCCCCTCGCGTAGAATCTTGCCTTGATGCTGGTGCTGGCCTGGATCACCATGGAGTTGTCACCCGGATCCACCAGCAGATCGTCGGAGCTCTCCGGCTCACGCTGAAAAAGCACGTCCTCCTGGCCTACTCTGGCCCGGAGGAGGTGCCTGTCGTCATAGTCCAGGATCAGAGGCGTGCCAGGTGCTGCCGAGATCCTATTAAACGTCATGGTGCTCAGCTGGCTGCCAAAGGTCACGCTTGTCAGCGTCCCGGATGCGGGTGCAATGGAAACGCAGCACTGCGTCCTGTGATTGGCCACCAGCTTGAGGTAACCGGATCCGTAAGTGCTGCCGGAGAGTTCAAGCACGGCTGGCTTGTCGGATTCCCAGAATGGGAGAGCGTAGGCCGCGAAGACAAGCGTGTGGACGCCCGCCCAGCTCTTGACGCTGCTCATGGCCGCCGGCTGGGTACAGATCACGTCCATATGCTGGCCCTGCCGGTAGCTCACGGTGAGGCGCTTACCCTGTGCCCAGCGATTGATCTGGTCAATGGCCCGCGCCCGGCTGGCATAGTCCCGTTTGCCAGGGATCACCACGGAGATGGCCACCTCCCGGGAGCTGACCAGGTGGGTGAGCAGCTGCTGGCCATGACGTCCGCCGACGGATGCCAGCGTATCGTCCAGCTCCGGCAGGCGCTCGTCGATGTCCTGCACGATGAGACCAGGGAAAGCCGCTCTCAGGCTCTGACCGTCCATGTATGCATCCAGCATGATGCTCACCTCCTCGAAAATGCTGCTCCCAGTATCTGGTCCACTGTCGGAGCGAGTACCGCGCCGGCCGCCTGGCCATCGATGGCCACCGTGGCCTTGCTCAGCGCGTTGGCCAGCATCCTGGCCATGGCCGTCTGGCTGTCGCCTCCGCCGGTCCGGATCCCGCGGGTTGTGGCCCTCGTCATCCCGCCCACGGCCGAGCGAACCATGGAGACGCTGTCCTCAATGCCCTCGGCGAAGCCCTGGGAAACGTAGCCGCCCAGCTCAAACATTACTTTGCTGGGGGAATTAATCTGCAGGTCCTGGCGGAGCCGCTCGATGGTCTCCGCGGCCACCTGAGCCGCGGCATTGAGCACTTCGGAGCGCCCGTCCAGGATGCCGTTGGCCAGGCCCAGATCGATGTTGTAACCGATGTCGTGGCCATAGACAGAAGGAGACTGCACGCCGGAAGCGTCCTCCAGGGAGCTGATCGCTCCGTCGCCGACGTCGCCGGCGGCCTTGTTTACATCGTCCTGGCCCTCTTTCATGCCCTCGACGGTGCCGGCGTCCACCTGCAGGCCGTTTTCCTTGCCCATCTCTATGAGGTACTCGCCGAGCTCCTTGTATACGCGCTCGTAGATGTCGCGCACCTGCTGCTGATCCAGACCGGCACCGGCCGCCTCCAGCTGCTCCAGGCGCTCGACTTCCGCGTCGGTGATGTCCCCGGCCTGTTCCTTAACGATAAGGTCGGTCAGCTCCTTATAGTCACGGAGCCGCTGCAGATCCTCCTCAGACAGTACCTTGCTGAAATCCACGTCGCCGGACCAGTTGGTGATCAGGTCCTGGATCTCAAGGAGGCCCTGCTGGTACTCCTCGAAAGTGGTCCGCTTGTCGAAAGCGAAAATGTCCAGCCAGCTGCCGGTCCGTGCCTCGCGGTAGGTGAGGGTGTCGGCCATCTTCTCGACTTCCGCGCGTGCGGCCGCTGTACCGCTGGCCAGCTCCTCGCCGGCGTCGGCATACATCGCTTTCACCTGCTGAGCGAGGGGCAGGACCTCGTCCTCCGTTTCCTTGGCCACAGCTCTGTCGTGGGCATTGCCCAGTGCCCAGAGGCTGGCAATCAAGGCTGTCGGAATAGATCCGGCAATGGCTTCCTTGAGCATGTACGAAAAGCCCAGTCCGCCGGTGACGGCTCCGCCCGTGGTTGGATTGGGCGATGTGCTCGGTGCGCTGGTTGTCGGTGTTCCGGTTCCGTTGCCTCCGCTGGTGACCTTGGCCAGATCGTTGAGGCCGCGGCTCACATTCAGCCACTGGATCGATTTCACCAGCTGCAGGAATTTCAGCACGCCGCCGCCGATTTTGAGTGCCCCATACGTGGCCACGAGGCCCTCGAGGATCCTCTTGACAGTGTCCCCGTTGTCGAGAACCCACTGCAGGACATTGCTGAGAGTCTCGGCGGCCTGCTTGGTTTTCTCCAGGGCTTTCGGAATGTGGGTCCGGATCTTGCCGATCAGAGACTGCAGGATCTCGTTGACCTTGCCCAGCATCTCCTGGCCCTCTTTGGACTGGGCCCATTCACGCCAGCCGGCCACGAATTCGGTCATGGCTCCGGCGACCTCCGTCATGGTAGGCGCCAGGGCGGACCAGAGCTCCATCTGCAGCGTCTGCCACTGCGCGTCAAGCTCCTGGACCTGATCGTTGAGCGTGCCCAGACTCTTCACGGCCTCCTCGGAGAGGATGGGCGCCTGCCCTGCCACGCGCTCAAACTCGGCTGTACCGGCCTCGATCAGCGGCTTGAGTTCGCGGAAGCTCTTTCCGAAAACCGTCATGGCCGCGGCATCTGCTTCGGTGCTGTCACCCATGCGGCCCAGGGCTGTGATGCACTCCCAAAAAACCTGCTGGGAATCACGCAGCTCGCCGGTGGCCGTGTCCCGGACCACCACGCCCAGCTGGTCAAAGGCTGTCTGTGTGTCGTCAGTGCCGTTCCCGATGGTTTTCATGCTGGAGGTCAGCTTTATAAAGCTGTTCTCCATGGTCTTGGCTTCGGTGTCAATGAAGCGCTCAGCATAACGCCATTTCTGCAGCGTCTCCACGTCGATCCCGTTCTGCGTGGCCTCGGTCAGCAGATCGTCCGCCCACTGAGACGCGTCCACGGAGGCGCGATATGCTTCCTGTGCAAATTCCCATGCCTTTTTTGCCCCGGCCTCCATGGCCCCGGTGACTTTATTGACAGCCTGGATCAGATTTTCGTACGAGACGTTATCCCCAATATGCCGGGCAGCTGCGTCCATCTCTCCGGCCTTGTCGGCTCCGGAGTCCAGGGCATCGCCTGCCGTCTTGGCCGCGCCCTTCATCTCGTAGAGCTTCGTATTGGCATCCGCCAGGCGCCGCTCCATATCCTGGTAAGATTTGGAGGCAGGATCCACGCCCTGCTTCTGCATGTACTCGAGCGCCTGCTTGGCCGTGTCTACGATCTTCTGCTGCTCCTGGATCTGCTGCAGCAGCAGCTTCGTCTTGTTGGCCATGTAGGTCTCGGAGTCACCCGTGGCCTTGTACTGGGCCTCGTTTTCCTTGAGTTTGGAGGTGAGCGTCTTCACGGATTCGCCGGAAGCAGCCATATCGCTTTTAAATTTCGCGAGGTTGGTGACCTCCATACCTACGCCGATCTTGGCCTCAGCCATATACCCACCTCCTTATTCCTTAGTGCGCGTGATCCCGTGCTGCTCATCGTCATACCGCTGACGCAGCACGTACATGTCGCACACCAGCGCCGGGCTCATTTCCCGGCTGTCCCTGTAGCCTATTCCCGCGATCAGTCCGTACGCGAGGACTGTCCTGTATGTCATTTGCCGCTTTCGTCTTTTTTTTTGATCTCCTCGAGGGTCAGATCCACCTCGTCAGACTCCTCCGAGGGCTTCACCTGCATGAGGAACTGCATGCTGACCAGCATCAGGAGCGTGCTTCCCACTGCATTCTGCAGAGGCAGCTGGAAGTGCTCCCGGATGTAATCGTCCGTGATATCCGGCTTTTCACCGGATCGCCGGAGCCCGCAATTACAGCAAATGCGGAGCAGGGTGATGAATTTTTTCACCCCGCCCCGCTCTT